CAAACTTAAAACCCCACCATTGATGCCGACAAATTCTTTAATTGTGCATCTTCCATCCTTCAAGCATACCTGAACAAACTCATTCGGCACGAGTTCCGCATCTGGATCACAAACCACATACCATCCATTACGGATAGCTGGAAACATTGAGTCGCCAGTGCCTTTAATACCATAGGCTCTTGGTCCTGCTGAGTGAGTTGGAACATACCCATCTCCAGCATTGCCTTCATAACCCATATCTGTGAAATAGCCATCCATGCCCATCTTGGAGTAAGCCTTAACAGGAACCCAACGCTTAGATGATGGGATAAACGGTTTTTCGATAATTGTTGAAAATAAAAGAGCTTCATCACTATCACTAATGTTGTATTTCTTTTTGAACTCTTCGATATCCAGTTGTTTAAATTTATCTCTCGTGCTTGATTGAATCTCTCCCGTGCCAGATGCAAGCCATGAAGGATTAACATTCAAAAATTTTGAGGCACGTAATAAATTTTCACCTTCCATTGTTTTGGATTTTCCAGACAGCCAATCACTCACAGAAGGAGGTTTAACTCCTACTGCACGAGCAAGCTCAACACCTTTAATCTTTTTAGGTGGCAAAACTTCCATGGCATACCTAAGTCGTTCAGCAAGAGTATTCATACAACTATCCTCACAATGTTAGGAAATCCTAACATAAATAAAATTAGGTATTCCTATTGATTTAATATAAGGAATGCCTAATAATTAAAGAAAAATTAGGAGCACGTTATGAATGACGCACAACTTATAGACAAGCTAGGTGGTGTCACAGCGGTAGCAAGACTTCTGGGGATTGCTCCGTCATCAGTTAGTGGATGGAAAGCTATCCCCCTTGATAGAAAAATCAGGCTAGCAGTTATTGCTGAAGATCTTGGTTTAACAACACGAAAAGAGCTTTTCCCTGATAACTATCAAGATATTTGGATTGAACTTCGTCCCCAGACGACAAAAAGCAAAAACCTTGGATCATTAACCGCTTAGGACCTAACCATGAGCAAATTATCAGTTGATATATCTGCAAGCGCCAGAAATGGCGTATCCCGCATATTGCATGGTCTTGATATAAGCAATCAAAAAGAGATTGCTGAACAATTAAAAGTTGATCCAAGCACTATAACTCGACTTAAAACAGATAAGAAAAACAATGGCTTGAATGAAATTGAAATGTTTTGCGAGCTATTGAGTTTGCTTGGATTAAAAGTCGTTCCTAAAGATTATCAAAGCATTGATAAGGAACGTGTTGCTGCACTTTTAGTTATGTCTAAAAGCTGGATGAACCGTATAGAAACGGTGGATGACTTATTTCATGACGAAATCAGTGGTCAAAAAGAAAAGCTTGGATATTAAAAAACCACTACCTGCGGGAACAGGAGTGGTTAGGCATTCAAATGAGGTGGATCAAATGAACACAAACAATTTATCAGAACAACCAATCGAACTCAACTCACCAGATTTTTTAATAGGTGACGTTGTAGTACTTACTAAAGAGTGTCGAAGTTTTAAATCAAACGATTTATTTGAGGTTAAAAATAAAACTTTGACTAGGTTGTGGACTATCAAATCGGAGAATCATTTGATTCTGGTTTCATCAAAAGAAATCCGTACAGCAACAGTAGCAGAGCTCAACGCTAAACGCCGCCTAACAAAAGCTGAGCAAGCATTAGCGGAGGTGTCATGAGCAGCTTTACACAGCAAATCAAAGATTCTCTTCATCAAAGTGAAATCCAATCTTTTTATGAACCTGCATTGCGAGTGCTTGGTCACCTATTTGAGGTGAAAAAGCAAAATTTACGTAACAAAGGTTATGACGAAAATAATGCTGCGGTTACGAAGGTTGAGTTTTCAGAAGCCATGGCTCGTCAATTTCGCATAACGCAGTGGTTGGCACAGCAGATTGTAACCAGCTTAACCAAAGCGTGTTTGGTTGATTCTTTTGGAGGCTATGTTAAGCCAAAGGATGGTGAAAAGTGAGATATGCAGCAAGAAGAAAACAGGATATTTCCGTTTCCACCACACCGCTAGAGGTGGTAATTCCCCTGGAACAACCAGTAAAGATCTATTCGGCTAAAGAATTAGCAGCCATGCCGCTTTCAGTTATGAATGCCGCAATTGAGGCTCAGGAAAGATTTTATCAACTTGAAGAATTAACTCATATGGGGGGGCAGGCTATAGCAGTTCGCCGTCTCATGGAAGATGGGCACAAACTAATTCAGGTGAAAGAAAAGTCTCGTATTCGCTACAAAATCAACAACGAATTTATTCCTCCAAGAATTATTCGTCAGTTGGAAATGCGCGGTCTTGTAAAATTAGGAGCAGTCACTGATGTATAAATATCTCCACCATATCAGCGACTTTATGGTTGCTACAGCGCACCTTAGCCCAGTTGAAGAGTGCTTTTATCGCCGTGCTCTCGATTTCTATTATTTGAATGAAAAACCATTACCCAAAGAAACCCAGTCGGTTTTTCGTCGGTTACGTGCAAATACCCAAGAAGAAAGGGATGCAGTATTAATTGTGCTGCAAGAGTTTTTTGTGGAAGAGGAAGACGGGTTTCACAACAAACGTTGTGATTCAGAAATCGCCGCTTATCAAAAAGTAGGGGATAAAAATCGTGAAAATGGTAAGAAAGGTGGGCGTCCACGTAAGGAAAAACCAAAAGAAAACCAAAGTGAAGGCGACTCGGTTAATTCTGAAAACCCACAAAAACCCAGTGGGTTAATTTTGGGTTCTGAAAGTGAAAGCCAAAAAAACCTTAACCATAAACCGTTAACCGATAACCAATATATAGATAGTAGTAGTAATGCGCGTGAAGAAAATTCGCAATTTACACCAATCCAATTTGCTCAGTATCAGATCGATGATCACAAGCGTTACTCAATGCGTGAATTCATTTCTGAATACAGCGAGTTTCAATACGATTTCATTTCACTTGCTCAACAAAGATTTGTTTCGGTACCTGAAATCGACTTGAGAACCATGATTCAAAATTTCGGTGACTGGTACTTTGCAAACGAATCAAGTTCGTTGAATACACCAAGCATCTGGTTGGTTAAGTGGTTCTCTTGGGTTCAAAACAACGAGAAACAAGTTGCTGCAAACCGCAAGAAACAAGAGCAAATCACTTCAACCGGTCAAAAACCACAAGAGTCGGGTTACTTCGCTAATCTTTTTGAAGAACAGAGCGAATCTCAAATCGTGGATGTAACCCCAGCAAAAAAGTTTCCAATGATTGAGGAGGTAGGTCATGCATGAGATTACCTTGAACGAAGTGCGTCAATTAATCGCTTCTCTTCGCACTGTTTACGCTGCTCAGTTCAATAAGCAATTTCCAGCAACAGGCGAAAGTGCAATTCCTCTGTCAGTGGTTGAGCAAATCGCACTTAAAACACTGGTTGGCGTTCAACAAAACCAATTTAACAACGCACTTGCTCGTTTACTTACAGCAGGTGGACGCTTTATGCCGTCATTTGCCGAGTTTCGCACCTGGTGTATCGGTGAAAGTTGGATGTCTCCAGAAGAAGCTTGGTCTCGCGCATGTAAGTTTACAACTGACCGTTCCGTGGTTATTACCCAAATCACTAAGTACGCCTTAGACGAGGTTATGTATTTGATCGAAGCCGGCCAAATGCGAGCAGCTCAAGATAATTTCTTCGGGACCTACAACGTGATGGTTGCTAAAGCTCAGTTAAAAGGCCGTCAGCAAGAGTTTTACACTCCACCGCTACAACTAGAACACAAAGAACCTAAACACGTTCCTGTGAGCAATGACGAGGCTCAAAAGCATCTCAAATCATTGATGGAAAGATTAAAAATCAATGGTCGTAAACCTGCACCAGTTCAAAAACTTGAGGCAAAAGAAAAAGAGCCTGAGCTTATAAAAGAGTTGGGCCCTGATCCTTTCGATAATCCACACGAATACGCAGAGATGTGCCGTCGGGAGGGTATGCCAATCCCTAGAAATATTCTTCAGCTAATTGATGGGGCGAATGTATGAATAAATTCGAGATTTTAGCGTGGGGTTTACTCATTTCATTTTTTACAGCAGCTATTAGCGGTGCGGTGGTTTGGTGGTGGTTGGCGCGTAAAGAGCTTGATGAGAAAGGAGCCAGCCATGAAAGCAACTAAATTGATTAGAGATAAAGGACTGCAATACGCGAAGGAAATCGTAGATTCAGCACCCGATAACGCAACTGAATGGAACGAGGGTTATGAGTTCCAATGTGGTCAAAGTGTAGAAATCAGCCCAGCAGATCGTGAGAAGTATTTTGTAGATTTGGTTGAGCTTAAACGTCTGGTGGAGTCTTTGAAAATCATCAACGATTTAGGTGGAGTTGAGAAGCTAACGCCTGCATTCATTACGACAGATAAGCATGTTGGTTACACGCATGTTCGCATGGTGGGAAATGGGAGATTGAGCTTTCTTGATGATTTTTGCGACTTCATTCCAGATGGTTCCATTTCAATTAAGCGTGTGATGACTGCTATCCGCGACCACGAATCAATATACGGAGGCGGTGAATCTCATGCCAACTAGATATAACACAGGCGAGTATAGCTACGATCTTGAATATCACTATGGAGATATGTCAGCAAGCATGGAGATGCTTAGAGCACGTTTAATTGAATTGTTGACTCCTCATCTGTCTGGCCGTTATGTGAAATGGAGAGAAGCATATTTCACATGGTTTACAAAGTGCGGCGGGGATTCGGGGTGGATGTTTTGTGTAGGTCCACACGAATTTCATATTGATGGGGCGTTAAGGCGCTATTACTCAGGTTCTATTGATATTACCTACAACCAGAAAGATCGATATTTCTTGGTGGGTGAGAAAAAGAAAGTCAAATGTAAGGCTTGTAAGGGGTTTGGCTTCATTCGAGATGATGGGTGGGGGCATATAGATAAATGTGAAATGTGTGATGCAGAAAAAGGAGCCAGCCATGAGTGAGTTTGAGGGTAAATCTGGAAAGTGGGCTTGGGAGATTCAAAAAGAACAACAAGCGAAAGTGGAGGAGCTGCAAAAGCGTTTAGATGGGGCATTAAAAGAGACTCAATATGCTTTGCAGTATGTTGAAGAAGACATGCGCGGCAATCATGAATTTCTACAAATGGCAATGATTCGAACCCTTAAAGCTATAGAGCAAGTGCTCAAAGGTGGTGCTTGATGTCATCAGTCAGCATTGCTGAATACCGCAAGTTATTTCCCATAAAGAAAAATAAAAAGCGCCGTTCAGCAAAGCAAGTTGCCAGACAACCAAGTGTGGGTGAAGTGGTTCTGGCAACGCATTTAAGAGCATGCAAGATTGGATTTGAACAGGAATATAAGTTCCATCCTGAACGCAAATGGAGAGCAGATTTTTTAATAAAGGGTTCAAAGATTTTGATTGAGGTAGAAGGCGGGATCTGGAGCGGAGGCCGTCACACAAGAGGTAAGGGCTATTTAGGGGATATGGAGAAATACAACTCCGCAGCAATGATGGGTTTTACAGTTTTACGGTTCAGCACAG